CTTAAACTCAGTACTATTACAGAAGGTTCTGAATTTACTATCCCTGAAGGATTTGCTGATTGGTTAAGAATTCTTAAAGAAGATGAATATCTTCCTAATGAATTCGAAATCACTAAAGCATTTAATCCTTTTTTAATCGAAACCAGTGGTGCTTGTTCTCCTTCTAAGAAGAACAGTACGGCTGGTTGATTAATAGGGGTGATAGAATTAGTTAGACAGGGCTTTTTAGATTCTATGCGGACAGTATTATTTACTTATCCGAATAGATCTACTAGCATGACTAATGCATTCTATCTTTTGAATCGAATTGATCAAAAAATTGATTTATTCAAATCTGATCCTATTCTTAGTTTAGGGAAATTATCCTGTAAACTAGAACCTGGAAAGATTAGAGTTTTTGCTATGGTCGATGCATTCACACAGTGATTGCTAGAACCATTGCATCAAGCAATTTTCGATTTTATTCGTCCCTTAAAGCAGGATGCTACTTTTAATCAATTGGGCCGCTTAGACTCTTTCATGAAGAATAGATCTGGAAAGATTTATTCTTATGATTTGTCTGCGGCGACCGATCGATTACCTGTAGCTATTCAAAAAGTGATTTTAGAAATCTTTGTATCTGAAGACTTTGCCGAAGCTTGAGAACATTTATTAGTTGGTAGGGATTACCATCTAAAAAATAGTTTCTTAAACGTAGACACGGTATTAAGATATAAAGTAGGGCAACCCATGGGGGCTTTATCCTCCTGAGGAATGCTCGCTGTATCTCATCATTTGATAGTACAGTTTGCAGCCTTTAAGGCTTATAATAAATATTTTTGATTTAGTGACTATTTAGTATTAGGTGATGATATTATCATCGCCGATCCTAAAGTAGCAAAAATTTATTACTATCTTATGACGAAAGTCCTTAAGGTAGAGATAAATCTCTCTAAATCAATCACTTCACAAAGAGGTGTCTGTGAATTTGCTAAACGTTTCCGAAGCAGCGACATTGACTATACTCCTTTATCTCTAAAGGAATTTAGTTCATATGGTGGGCATCCGAATGCGTTTATTGAAATGATATCCCGTATTAGACCTTCTAACTATACAATCGCAAGATTGTTAGGGAAAGGGTCTATCGGGGCTGGTAATGTGAATCACTTGAGTCACCTTATCAGCTGGATTCAAACAACTTCTTCTAGTGACTTTAATTTAGTTAAAGGATTTTATAATAT